CCCTACTACCGCCCCGCCCGTTCGCACCTTCACCCTCTCGCGCATCACCCTCCCTGACGGGTGCGTCATGCCTAACGTCCCCCCGGTCCTAGCCGCGGCGATGACGGCTTGCGGCCTGGCCCGCGAGCGTCAGGGTTTCCCTCGGTTCCGTCTGCAAGTAGACGGGCACATCGCCACAACGGATCGGCTAGCAACCCTTCGGACCTGGCTGGAAGCCATCGCCATCGGTTCCACCTGCCGCGTCTTCCGCAATGGCGGTCAGGGTGCCACCATCGACTTCGACACTAACGGAAAATGAACATCTTCGCCCTCCACCACGACCCCGCGAAGGCCGCAGGCTTCCACGCTGACCAGCATGTGAACAAGATGCTATTGGAGGCGGTCCAGATCGCCTCCACGGTTGCGGCAGGCGTAGCGGTCCCCGCACCGTACCGCAGCACCCACGCCCGCCACCCATGCACGCTATGGGCCGCGAAGGCGGCGGGCAATATGCGGTGGCTCCTCGCCCTCGCGGACAGCCTGCGGGTGGAGCGGAGGCGGCGGTGGCCGCTATGCGCCCCCAGTAAGACGGAAGCGGCTCTGGACACCCTGGACCGCACCGCGCTCCTCGCCGCCCTGCCACAAGCCGACCCCACGCCGTTCGCGCAGGCGATGCCGGAGGAGTTCCAAGGGCCTGACCCGGTCCTAGCTTATCGGGCTTACTACCGCGAGCGCAAGGCGGTTCTCTGCGGTCGGCCCGCCCGGTGGACGAACCGGGCAACCCCTAACTGGTTTCTCAATCCTAGCACACCCCAACAATAACCCTAACCAACCAACACCATGCAAGCCCAACAACTCGTCTCCGCCAAACGCCGTCTCCACATCGTCCTCGCCCTGGCGGGTAGGCTGATCCCTGACGAAGTTCGCCTGACCCTGTACGCCTTGGCGGAAGCACAGACCGCCGGGGAATACGACAGCAAACTCCTCAAAGCGCTAGCCGTCTTCGACCACGCTCTGGAAGAGGTTCGGCAGAAGGGCGAGCGGCGCGAATCCATCCTAGCATTCCGCAGTCTGGCGGCGGGTGAAGTCCTCATCGACGTTCTGGAAACGCTAGGGGCGGAAATGTTGGGCCACGACGCCGAGCAAGCCGAGCAAGCCCGCACCCTAACTCTCAACGCCTAACACCGCCATGACATCCAGCAGAGTCAAGAGGATCAAGTTGCACCTCGACATCGCCCTAGCCCTAGCCGAACATCTTGTGCCGCGGGATATTGCCGAAACGGTCGAGTGGTTGCAAGGGGAAGTGGACCGTGAGACGTTCGCCACAGGAATCGAAGTGCTAGTCTCCCGCGTAGGCCCTCGGGTAGTCAAGCGGCTGCAAGACGAAGGTGTCAGGCCGGAAGCGGTCAGCGCTTTCCTCAGTCTGGCAAAGGACGAGCCGCTAGCGCAGGCGATGACAACCCTAGCCGTAGAGAGCAGAATCGCCGCAGCAGAACGCAAAAAAACAACCGCAACCCCTACCGCCTAACACTATGAGCAAACGCGACCGAATCTCCACCCCGTACACCTACACCCCCGGCCACGTCGTAACGATGGTAGAGCAGGGTAAGCTAGGGGTCTACCACACCCGCCCGATTGCTAGTGGCACGCCGTACCCCGGGCTCATCCGAATCGCTCACTCCGCTAACCTCTCGCGCCACAAACTCCTCAAAGGAGAGGCTAGTGTCGAACTGATCCGATGGGCGCGGCTGGGCGGGCGGTTCGATTACGAACTAACGGGAAGCGACCCCGAGCCCACGCGGGAAGTGCCTGCGGTCTGGTTCCACGTCACACGGGACCGGGCTACCTCCGCGCAGGCTTTGCTAGCGTACAGTGAGCCCTTCCCCGATGAGCTAGTTACTAACTGGGGGCAAGCTACGCCGGAAGAGGTGGCCGAGTATGTTCGGGCATACAAATGGGAGGTGCGGCTATGACTTCCTCCGCACACACAATCCAGCGAAAGCTGAACATCGCCCTGGCACTAGCAGAAAGACTGCTGCCGGACGACGTTCGGGAGTCGCTGGACAAGCTAACCGTTACTAACTCCTATCGTCAATTCAGAGCGGAGAGGGAGGAAGCGCTAGCGAAGATCAAGGACGCGATTTCCCTAGCGCAACAGCAGCGGCGAAGATGTGAAGCGCTGCAAGCGTTCCGCGCCCTCCTAATGGAAGGAGTATTTATTGACTCCATGGCGGTCCTGGCTGTAGAGTCTCGAATAGCCGCCTTCAAGGCGGAGCATGCGCTGCCCGCACCCGCAACCGTTAGTGAATCCGAACAACCCTGACACCATGACCACACCACCGGAACCTCCTCCACCACCCTTGCCCTCGCGGGCACGCCTAGCGCTCGCATGGACCCTAGCCGTTCTAGGCCCATGGGCTATCCTCTGGCGCATCGTTGTTCACTTCGACCTTTGGCCGCGATGAATGATCTTTACTGGCTGAAGAGGCTTCGACGTTCCGCACTAGCCTTGCACCAACGGCGAAGCGAAACACCTGTCAATGTTCGCAAGCTCTACGCGGCGGAGGCTAGGATGTGGCGTGCGATAAAAGCGTTCAAAGCCCGTGCGGTGCGGGCCGCTAACCCTAACAACCTGCCAGCCTGCGGATACTGCGGCTACACCACCCACGAAGATACGCCTTGCCCGTCCCGTACTATAGACGCTAGCCGTTTCAACCAGCCCGACCGTAAACCTAACACACCCAAACCATGAAGATGAAATTTGCAATCCTTGCACCCGCCGCCCTGCTCCTGGTGGGATGCGGCGACGACAACCAAACACCCCAAACCCAGACCCCGACGCAAACCGTTAGCGTGTCGATCACGCTGGAAGTGCCGGAGGGGACAACCGTCAGGCGGGTGCCTGTGGCTCGCGTGTCGAGCGTACCTCTGCCGGAAGGTCCGCGCATCCCTAGCACGGAAGCAAAGCCCGAACCGGAGGGGACACTGTTCGACGTTGCGCCATGAGCCCCCGCCTTCGCCTCCTAGCGTATGCCCGTCAGACCGCCTACGCTCTAATCCTCGCCACCATTCTGATCCTCGCGGTCGGGTGCCTGATGGACTGGCTAGCCCAACGTCTGCCGCAATAAGCCCATGCGAATCTTCCTAGCTCACTGCAAGGTTACTATCCTTAACGGACTATCCCGCACCATGGGTTTCCTTGCGCGGCGGTGGTGCCCTCACGAGAGTCTGGAAAGCGTGGAGTCTCATGCCGTCTACGTTACGACATGGCGCTGCTTGCTAACTAACGAGGAGGGTTGCTATTCCGAGTCTGAAGGAAAGTTCCGCTGCCGCAGGTGCAACCGTATTGTGCTAGGGAGATTCCGCTGCCTAACTGAACAAGGCACGGACCCGGTGGACGATGAGGAGGACGACGGCGACGAAGACCCTAACACGGAGGGAGCGCAGGCATGAGCGAGGACGCACTTGAGCTAACGGTGGAAGCCGTCAGGCGCGAACTGGACTACAACGCCGAGAAGGGGCGGCTAGTGTGGAAGATTGGAGGGAAGGTGGCAGGGAAGCTACGCCCGAAAGACGGATCGACCGAGCAGCGCATCCTAACGTCTACCGGGTGGGTGTCTGCTTCTGAGCTAGTCTGGTTCATCAACCGCGGTGAAATGCCCGCCCGCCCTATCACCTACAGGGACGGCAACCCGTCCAACATCCTACCCGGCAACCTCAAGTTAGGGCCAGCGCTCGATGCGGTGGCGGCAGAAAAGGCTAGGGTTCGCAAGGAAGAACTAGCGGTCGCGGCTGCGGCTAGGCAGAAAGCGTGGGAGGAGAAGAGAGATGCTAAGCTAGCAACCGAGGCGAAGCGTGAGGCGGTGGCGGAATCCCTAGCCGCAGCACTGGAGGACGACGCAGATGCTCAACCCTGGAGAGTGTCAGGCAAAAAGACAATGGCCTGGCCGCGAGGGCTGGGCATCACGCCGCAGACACTTCGCCTCAAACCGCCCGGCGAAGGCACACCCATGCTAGCGCTAACGGATGCCCTCCGGTACTGCTTCACCCTTGAAGGGAGTCCGTTAGAGTTCAGGTGGAAAGCAGGTATCCACGGAAGGGCGGCGGGAACCCTAGCAGGATCGAAGGGGACGGGCAACACGCGCCGAATCGTTATCGACGGGGTGCGGTTCACCGACGGGGAGTTAGCGTGGGTCTGGCACTACGGCGAGTTCTCGAAAGGAGTGGTCTACCGGATCAACCCGAAACGCGGGCTAGCAAAGAACAACCTCCTGACCACCACGTTCGGCACCCGCGCCTGCAAAGCCTACGTCCGACCTAGCAAAACTTCCGCGTTGCAGGATGCGCCCATGTCCCGCAAGTTAGTGCGGTACATCCAGCGCATGAAAGGGCTCCCCCGGATCGAAGGCTACGACGGCACGCGCCTGACAGTGTGGGGTGCGTTAGCCGCTATGGAGCGCGGAGTGCGGCGGTGGTGCGAGGCTAACGGCTGCCCCATCCCGGAGGTATTGTCAGGCACCGCTGAAAATTTACTTGCACAATCTGCGGTGGTGGAGTAGACGCGGCTCAGATAGTCTGGCAGGGAACGCACCTCGCGGTGGATGAGCCCGCTAGTACCTGCCAGGCTGTCCGCGTTACTAACACCACCACCGACATGAAACCATCCTCTTCCAGCAGCAGCAGCGCAAGTTCCGCTAGCGGCTCCAGTTCTTCAGGCAGCGCTTCGCCACCTTCCCCGTCTCTACTTCCTAACGACACAGCGGAAGAGTCCGGCCGCATTGCCGTCGAGCCTATCCAAGAATCAGGGGGAACCCCGATCACTGGAGAGTCAGGCGGGGAGGTGGTAGGAAATTTGCAAGCCGTGCAACTCGTCCCTCCTAGCCCTATCCGGTTCGACGCCGCGCAACTCTTGCGGGATGCGGCGGCTACGCTGGAGGCTAGGGGCGTGAGGTACGACAAGGACGGCAAGACTAGCAAGGAGCGGAGCATGGAAGGTATCGTGGAGCGGTTCCAAGCGGCTACGGGGATCAAGCTAACACCCGCGCAAGGCTATCACTTCATGGGCTGCCTGAAGGAAGAGCGGATCGAACGCGACCCTAACGGCTACGACAACTACGTCGATCTCCTAGCCTACGCGGCACTTCAAGTCGAAGCGACCCACGCGCAACTCACCCCTGTCCAACCCTAACAGACACGACCATGGCATCCGCACCCGCACGCAAACGCGCAAAGACCGTTGCGCCTCCTGACACTGCAAACGCATTAACGCCTAACGCAAAGAACCCTCGCCTTCCGTGGAAAGATGAGAAGCAGTCCGAAGCCTTTGCAAAATCCTTGGCAGAGTTTGGCGACCTGTCAGGCGTCGTGTTCAACCTAACAACGGGCCATCTAGTCGGCGGACACAAACGAGTGGAAGCCTTCAAGGCTAGTGGTGATCCCGCTATCACGCGCACGCATCAGCTTGAAAGCCCTGACGCTTCTGGAACCGTCGCTTACGGCTTTGCGGAGCTAGTGTCCGGCGTTCGGTTTTCCTACCGGGAAGTGCGCTGGCCGAAAGAGAAAGAGGCTGCGGCTCTGCTAGCGGCTAACAAGTGGGGTGCAGAGTGGGATTTCAACCTTCTGCCTGACATCCTATCTGACCTGAAGGCGGATGAGTTTGACCTATCCGTAGTAGGGTTCAGCGACCACGAACTCAAGCATCTGCTAGAGCCGAAGACTGAGGCGGGTAGCGCCGAAACTACTAGCCGCGAATCAGCCTCAGGCGAAGTCAACGTAGACGACACTCCTGACGGAGTCACCTGCCCGCGGTGTCACCTGCACTTCCTGCCAAAGTGAAGCCTGCATGCGCTTGGATGCTGGCAGACTTGCCCAAGCCTAGCAAGTCGGCACCTACCGTAATTTCCACATTTTCTTGCGGCGGTGGAAGCTCTATGGGCTACAAGCTGGCCGGATGCCGGGTGGTTCTTGCTAACGACATCGACCCTGTCATGGCGTCTCACTACGCCAGGAATCTGCCGGGGACACCTATCGAAGTCTGCCCTATCAAGGACATCCCTACCTCTTCATTGCCTAGCAATGTAGATATTCTGGACGGTTCGCCGCCCTGCTCTACTTTTAGCATGGCAGGGAACCGGGAGAAAGACTGGGGCGTGAATAAGCGGTTCGCGGAAGGTCAGGCTAAACAGGTGCTGTCCGACCTATTCTTTGACTACCTTGACCTTGCAGAAAAAGTCAGGCCCAAAGTCCTGATTGCTGAAAACGTAACAGGAATCCTGCTAGGCAATGCTAAGCTATACAGTAAACGTATTGTGGATCGCATGCGTGCGCTGGGGTATCGCACACAAGTATTCCAGCTAGACGCGGCAGATTGCGGCGTTCCGCAGCATCGCAAACGGGTATTTTTTTGCGGGGTTAGAAAGGACGTATCTGACGCGCCTTTAGTTCTAAAGCCTAACAGCCCGTGGGTGTCTGCGGGGGCAGCGTGCCGGGACGTACAAACTGCCACGGCTGAAGACGCAGTAGATAATTCGTTAGACCCGGAAGAGACGCACATTCGATTCTGGGCGCGTGCCCGGAAAGGGCAAAGCTACAATAGAGTAGCCGCTAAGCAGCTAGGCAAAGTGTCGTGGTTTAACTTCATACGCTTAGACGATAGGAAACCTGCCTGCACTCTAGCCGCGTCGCACCATAACTACGCGCACTGGTCTGAGTTGCGAAAGCTAAACTGCATGGAGTGGCGCAGGCTGGGATCGTTTCCTGACGACTACGCGGCTGACAATCCGGCTACTCTCAAGTACCTGATAGGCATGAGCGTCCCGCCGCGAATGATGGAATTTGTGGCTAGCGAAGTTCGTAAACAGTGGCTTAGTTAGTGGGTATGAACCCGAAGACGCCAGCAGGTCCAGCCCGCCCGCGTGTCCGCAAAGTCGATGCGGGCATCTCCGCCCGCGTTCTTGAAGAGACGCGAAAGCAGGAGCGCCAGCAGGTCATCGCTAACCGCAAGGCCGCATTCCTCCAGGGCCTGACAAAGAACATGGGGCTGGTGTCGAAGACGCTCAAGGACACTAGCATCTCACGCTCCGAGTATGACTACTGGTACGCCGCCGACCTAGCCTTCCGTGCTGACGTTGAAGAGGTTCAGGCTAGGCAGGTGGACTTCGTGGAAAGCAAGCTGTTCCTTCGCATCAACGACGGGGACACGAAGGCGATGATCTTCTATCTCGCTAACAAGGGAGCCCGCAACGGGTACAGCAACGCCTACCGCCCTGACCACATTCAGGAAGCATTGGCCGCGCCTGACGCTAGCGACAAGTCGGTGGTGGACGGGCGCTCGGAGATCATGCAGGACCGGGCGGAGCTAGACGACGCTGCTATCGTGGAGGCGATGCGGATTGCCTGCCAGCGTGTGCCGGATATATTTGCAAGCAATGCAACTCCCAAAGACCCTAACGCATGAGCCTGCAAATGATGAGCGACGCTGCATTCCTAGCGGCACGCCGACGCCTGGAGACAGCGGCTAGGACATGCTTCGCCGTCTTCTGCTCGCTATGCTTCCCGCAGACGGAGGGCAGCGCATACCGCCTAACGCCTTTCCACCTCCAGCTAGCGGACCTTGTGCAAGGGGTGGCGGACGGGACGCGCCGCCCGCGTCAGGCAGTCTCCGCCCCGCCGCAGCACGGCAAGAGCCGGATGCTAGCCGTGCGGGCGGTGGCATGGATCATCGCCGCCTACCCCGGCACGCACGTCGCCCTAACGGGATTCAGCCGCGCTCTGCTAGTGGAGTTTCTGGGGGAGGTGAAAGACATCCTGCGGCTTCCTACCTACCGCCGCATCTTCGGCGGACTGTCCCCGCGTCAGGGTGCAGACCGCGCCGACATTGTGGTCTTCTCTAACGGATCGTCCGTGGTGGTGCGTTCCGCAGGCTCCAAGCTAACAGGTCGGCGGGCCGACTGGCTAATCATTGACGACCCGCACCCTGGACGGGCCGAAGCTGAATCCGCTATTCAGCGCCGCAAGGTTATTCAGTGGTTCTTCGCGGACTGCATGACGCGGCTTTCGCCTGACGCAAAGATTCTCCTCATCGGCACACGCTGGCACCCGCACGACCTGATCGGCCACCTAACAAGTGACGAGTACACGCAGCAGCTTATTGACGAAGGTCAGGGTGATGCGGTCTTCGACCGGGTGGTCTATAAGGCGGTCGCGGACGGCAGGGGAGACGATCCGCTAGGGCGGGCGGAAGGCGAACCACTAGCGCCGGAAATCCGACCCCTGTCCTTCCTGCAAGGGATGCGGGCGGCTCTGCTAGGCTACGAGTGGGACTCCCTCTTCCAGCAGGCACCGCGCTCTTCCTCTTCCGGCCAGGTGGACGTGAACCTTGTCAGGCGGTGTGATGCCTCCCAAGTGCCTAACAACATCCCATGCACCCGCGGGTGGGACTTGGCCCTGACCGAGCAGCAGACTAGCGACTACACCGCGGGCGCTCGCCTGGCGTGGGACAAGGAAACGGACACCCTCTACCTAACAGATATGTTCCGGCAGCGCATGGTGTGGGGGCGGGTGGAGGCGGCAATCAAACGCGTCTCACTGGAAGACCTTGAAATGCTAGGCATCGCCCGCATCGGGGTGGAAGCGGTTGGCGGTTTCCAGTCCGGCTTCTCCACACTACAGCAGGGTTTGCTAGGCAAGGTTGCGGTCAGGGCGCGAAACCCCAAGAGCAAAAGCAAGCTCATGCGGGCCGCGCCATGGCTAGCGAAGATCGAAGCGGGGAAGTTTGTTATCGTGCGCGGGGCGTGGAACAAGGACTTCATCGACGAGCTTGAACAGTTTCCTGACGCTTCCCACGATGACCAGATCGACGCTATCTCAATCGCCTACGAAGAGATGAAAGCTGGCAAACTCCTCCTGGCATGAACGCGCCTGACAAGTTCCCTATCGTCCTAACAGTGTGCCGGGG